TCTTTCTGTGAGAGATGACGATGCCAAGTAAAACCGCCAAGCAAGCCAAGTTGATGCGAGCCGCTGCTCATGGCTGGAAAATGCCCGGTGGGGGTGGTCCCAGCGTGGCTGTTGCCAAAGAATTTGTCCGTGAAGACAAAAAGAAAAAGCGACAATTCGGCAAGATGGCTGAAGTCAATACGCAGGATGTTCGTCACGGCAAACTCGATCTCCCGACATCCCATCCGAAAGCCAAGAAGAGGGCACGATAATGGGCTGGAATGTACTGGAAACATTGCTTCATCCCTACGAAACACCGGGGATTGGTAAGTATTTGGAAAAGCTGGACCCTCTTGGCGCGAAAGCAGACAAGATAGTCAGGAAACAACTTGACCCTAAACTTGTAGATACTAGTGGACAGTCCTACGTCAATCCGTTCACTGGACAAGTTGTGAAGTACAGGCGCGGGGGTAAAGTGAATAGATTTGGCGACGGCGGTAAGGTCGATGACCTGACTCCGCGCAGCAACCTGCCGGATAAGAATGCCAAACAGCAGGCTGAAGAAGCCAAGAAAAAGGACGCCAAGCGCGAGAAATACAATGATCTTGCGCCGCGAGAAAATCTTCCTCCGAAGAAGTACGCCAAGGGCGGCTCCGTTCGTGGTGACGGCTGCTGCACAAAGGGCATGACCAAGGGCAAGTTCCGGTAAGCCAAAATGGATACCAAAGGTCGCCGCCAGAGTACTAATATCGAGGATCGTCGGGGACAGAAGTTTGTCGAGCCTCCCAAGCCTAGGTACAACCAGCTAGATAGCACATTAGATTCGGCTGTGTTCCACGCAAACGGAAGCAAGAAGCTAAGTGACAAGGCTTTAGGTAAGGTTGCGGAAGCAGCTATTAAGGCCCGTAAGACGCTGGGGTATCGTAACTACGCCAAAGGCGGCTTCGTCCGTGGTGACGGCTGCTGCGCAAAGGGCAAGACCAAGGGTAAATTTTACTAGGAAAACACCATGGCTAAGTGTGGCAGCAAGGGCAAGATGGACTCCAAGAAGCACGAGAAGAAGGAGTCGAAGAAGTTTGAATCGCGTGAGCCGGAAGGCATGAAGTGTGGTGGAAAGGTTAAGAAATTCAAGAAGTAAGCATGGCTAACACCACTGACACGACCGGCTTCAATCTCGACCTGAACAGCATCGTCGAGGAAGCTTTTGAGCGTTGCGGCGCTGAACTGCGGTCGGGTTACGATCTCAGGACGGCCCGACGTTCCCTGAATCTATTGCTGTTGGACTGGGCCAATCGTGGCATCAACATGTGGACGATTGAGTCCGGCACGGTTCCGTTGACGATGAATACGGCGGCGTACAGCTTGCCAGTTGATACCGTGGATCTTCTGGAGCATGTTCTTCGGATTGGTACCGGGGCAACCCAGATTGACACGAATATATCGCGGATTTCGATCAGCGATTACGCCGCCATCCCCAATAAGAACGCTACCGGACGACCTACTCAGATCTTGGTCGACCGGCGTACTGGAGCGGATGACTCTACGGGTACTGCGGTATCTCCCCGGATTGTCCTGTGGCCTGCTCCAGACAATAGTAACTACACACTTGCTTATTGGCGTATGCGACGCATGCAAGATGTTGGAACTGGCATCAACGGGCAGGATATCCCTTTCCGGTTCTTGCCCTGCCTCATCGCTGGGTTAGCCTATTATCTATCCCTTAAGCTGCCGGGGGGCATCGAACGAAGGATGGAACTCAAGGCTGAATACGACGAGCAATGGATGATGGCAGCGGGGGAAGACCGCGAAAAGGCTACCTTACGGATCGTGCCACGGTTGTACTGACATGAGTAACAAGTTTGCCACTGGAAAACATGCACTAGGTGTCTGCGACATCTGCGGTTTCCAGTACAAGCTATTATCGCTCAAGGAAGTTATATCCAATGAGCAACCTACAGGTATGCTTGCGTGCAAGTCCTGTTGGGACGCGGATCATCCGCAGAACATGCTCGGTAAGTACCCCGTGGTGGATCCTGAGGGATTGCGTAATCCCCGCCCTGATACCGGGCTGGAAGCCAGCCGGGATCTTACGTGGGATGAATAATCAGCATGAACTACGCCACGCTCACTGATCTGGTCAAACGGTACTGCGAGAACGAGGAAGAATCGTTCGTCGCTAACATCCCGAATTTCGTCAAGCTGGCAGAACAGCGGGTCTACAACACAGTCTTGCTGCCGGTCCTGCGGCGCAACAAGACCGGTGGATTGACAGCGAACAATCGCTTCATGACCCTGCCAATCGATTGGCTGGCGACGTATTCCATTTCAATAGAAGATCCGACGACCAGTGAACATACCTACTTGCTGTGCAAGGACGTGGAGTTCATTCGCGAAGCCTTTCCAGCCATTGCCTCGACAGGTAAGCCTGAGTACTACGCGCAGTTTGATCAAGACACCCTCCTGCTCGGCCCGACGCCGGATGTCGGGTATGTCGTCCATCTCCACTACTTCTATTATCCTGAGTCCATCGTTACAGCGAGTACCTCGTGGCTCGGGGATAATTTTGACAATGTATTGCTGTACGGCACGCTTCGCGAGGCGTATCTTTACATGAAGGGCGAGAAAGACTTGTTGGATGGTTACGAGCAGAAGTACCAAGAAGGCATGGCGCTGCTCAAGACCCTTGGGGAAGTCAAGAATACCCGCGACTTGTACCGCCCCATGAGGAACGCATGATGATGTCGAACAGCGGTGCAGTCAGCGTTGGGTCAGTGAATGTCTTCACGGCGGATTACCGTGGGCATACGCCGGAAGAATTGGCGGATATGACCGTGGATAAGATCATCCACGTTGGACAGAACAGTCATCCAGCCATTCTCGATCAAGCGCGGGCTTTCCGTGAAAACATCCGTGCCGTTCTGGTTCACGCCTTCAAACAGGCGCAGGAATCGGAGCGCACCACCATCATTGGTTCGCTCACCAAAAATGGCTTTGAAGACATAGCCAACTTGATCAGGAGACTCTGATGCCTATTTCTCAGGCAATGACCAACAGCTTCAAAGTGGACATCCTGAGTGGTGGCCACAACTTCAACACGTCCAACCGGGCACTAGTGAGTAACACGCAGGACGTATTCAAGCTTGCGATGTACACATCTTCAGCCACGCTGAATGCGGCTACGACTGAGTACTCCGCGACGAACGAGATCACCAATACGGGGGGTAGCGCCTATGTCGCAGGCGGTAATACTCTGACGGTCTCGCAAGTACCGACCAGTGGCGGCTCGCCTTCCACGACGGCGTACATTAACTTCTCCAACACCTCGTGGAACTCTGCGACTTTCACGGCCAACGGTGCGTTGATCTACAACTCTTCCAACGGCAACAAGTCCGTTGCGGTGCTGGCTTTCGGCAGTGACAAGAGTGTGTCCGCAGGAACCTTTACGATTCAGTTCCCCACGGCGGGGACTGGGTCTTCCATCATTCAAATCGCGTAGGAGTAGATACTCATGGCAACTTTCGTTTTCTTCGACCAGTTTGGCTTCGATCTCGGCAGCGGCTTCCACAATCTGGATACCTGCACGCTCAAGATTGCACTGGTGAGCAGCAGCGCCGGTACGGGTGTCGACCAGTCGGCGGATGCCGTACTGGGCGATATCACCCAGATCACGGGTGGCACCGGCTACACGACGGGCGGCGTGACCATCACGACCAATGCGACGTGGGAAGAGACCTCGGCGGGTTCCGGTACGTGGCGTCTGGTAACCCCCGACCTGACCCTGACGGCAACGGGCAACATGGGTCCGTTCCGGTACGTGGTGCTGTTCAACGACACCCAGACGTCGCCGTCGAAGCCGCTGATTGGCTACCTCGACTATGGCTCGGACATTACCGTAGCCACGGGGAACACGTTCCTGATCGACGTGGGTACGAATGGCTGGTTCCAGATCCCGATTACCTGAACCTAGGTAGCGCGGAAATGGTTCAGAGTCATGGGCGGAGGCGTTAGGTCGTACGTTAGCGGGGATCGTGCCAGAACTACATTTGGCTGGGCGATCCCCACCTCTCCCTATTCGCTGGGGTCTTCCAACGAAGGTATTCAGGCGACCTTCAATCTTGCCCAGTACGCCACCTTACCGTCCGTAGTAGTACCGGTCTGGCGTCTCGCTACTGCGCCGACCGGTTATACGCTTGATTCCAATGGGGTGCTGACCAAGGCGTCGTCCGTCACCATTGGTGCAGATCAAAGCATCATAGTCTCACTGAGTGAGGATACAGCGGGGTATAACGAGAGTTTTCGTGAATTCCTCCATACCGTTGTCGAAACAAACCGCCAGCCGGTTTTCACAGGTGCCCCTTCAGCCATAACACTGATCCGTGGCAGTTCGTATGATTTCGGGCAGTTTGCTTCAGATCCTGATGGCGATACCCTGACATTTACGCTGGCTTCTGCGCCATCGAACTATCAAATCAATTCCGAGACCGGTGTAGTTACACTCGATAACTATCCCCCGGTGTTCACGGTTGTCCCGACTTCTCCAGTTACCCTGCCTTCCACGGGCGGCGTCCTGCAGTTTACTGCGGTCGATCCTGATGGTGATCCAGTCACTTACGAGATGCCACAGACTCGTGAAGGAGTTTCAGTCGATCCGGCAACTGGCGCGGTGACTGTTCTTAACACAGCAGCGGGGACCACTGGAAAAATAACAGTCCGTGCTAAAGACGGTACGTTATTCACAGACGTGAGCATAGATCTGGAAGTAACGACCACAGCAAATACGATCCGTTGGAATCCCGGTCATTATCTGGCAACAAAGGCACAGCCTGACGCAGCGCATATCTCGACTGTTATTTCGCAAGTGAATTCTCCGACACGCCCCTACATTCGGGGAATGGTGCTACGAGTTGACTGGGCGACGATGGAACCGTCTCGCGGTACCTACGATTTTAGTGTAATCGACAGTACGTTAGCGGCGTTGAACAGCGACAAGTATTTGTTTGTTCATATCCAAACGGTTGATTTTGACGCATCTGGAGTAGCGGATTACACGGTGCTTCCGTCATATCTCAGTGGCTCGGAGTTTGGAGTCGGAGGGGGTCTTTATTTTGACCCCTCACCCGCCAATGACCTGATGGCAAAAATCTGGAATCAGGCCGTCATGGACCGCAAGATTGCGCTGATTCAGCGGCTTGGCGTGGAGTACAACACTAACCCGAAGTTTGAAGGCATCATTGCCGGGGAAACCGCAACAGGACTTACAGAAACCGCCGAAATGACGGCAGCGGAATACACCCCGGAAAAACTCGTTGTGCAGCTTGAACGCCTGATACCGGCGGCACGGGCAGCGATGCCGAATAAAAACATCGTTCAGTACATCAACGCCATTTCACCGACGAATCTTGCGTCGCATTTTAAACGAGTGCTCGATGCTTGCCGTACCTCCGACTGGATAGTGGGGGGGCCAGATTCGACATACCTCGACCCCACTGCTGGGCGCAAATACATCAATGGTACGTCGGGCGATTTTGTATACACCGGCAAGATTGGTATTCAGGTTGGTGACCAATTTACGGGAATGATCGACGCTACATACACCGCCAGTGGATTGATTAATACGGCGGTAAGCTGGGGTATGAACTATGGCTTCTGGTACTACTATCCAGCGGGTGTACTGTTTGATCCGTTAATGACCTACATCGGGGCGAATTTGAATTCGTCTTATGTGCCCACTTATCCAAGTGAATACCCCAGTGCTACTTCTGGTTTTAAGTGGACCCCCGGTCACTACATCAAGGCTCAAGGAAACTATACTGGCGACCAGAATGCCTACTGGACGCAGGTTTTTTCCGATTTGACTAAAGCACGGGCGCTTCCGGCAATGCGCGGAGCGCACGTCAACATCGCATGGGGTGCGTTCAACACATCAGGCTCCGATTACTATTGGGATAAGCTTGATGCCTTGTTCGCGGAAGCATCGCTGCATGGGCAGCAATTGATCTGCCAGATAAATTACAAGGGGTTTGAGGCTGATATCGGATGTCTTTGCCCAAGTGATTTAAACGTAGTAGGCAATAAATACGCCACACCTACCGCCGCTGCTCCATCAGGGTGGATCATGGCTGTCTGGCGTTCAGCAATCATGGCGCGTTTTATCGCTGCTGTGCAGGCATTTGCCACACGATATAACTCACATCCCGCACTGGAATTAGTCACATGGTCTGAATCTTCACCGGGAGCAGAACCAACAGAGCTAGGTGATTATACGAGATCGGCATACTCTACGCAGCTTCAGGCGCTGATGTCGGCGGCGGCGGCGGCATTTACAAAAACGTATGTGCTATGCAACGTCAATTCATTGGTTGGAGAAGTAACTCCACTGATAAACAATGCTTTTCTGACGGGGGGTGGGTTTGGAACACCCGACGCAATAGACACCATGGGCGTCAAGATATTCAGAGGGCAGACTACAGATATCGGCAGCGAGACACCGCCTGTCTATGGTGATTTACGTGGACGGATGGCGCATCATCAGATTGCCAGTGCGCCTGTGTTAGGCGGTAAGGATAACAATGGTCCGCCGTGGAACATCATTAATTGGTCGCAGACCAACAAGGTCACACACTTAAGCTGGAACACGACAGTAACTACCGCAGGGAATACTTGGGCAGATATTCAGGCGGCAATTACTGCAGATCCACTATTGCACATCACGCGTCCTACAGGATGAACGGTAGTTGAGGAATAGTTGTGGTTGATCTGATCAAAATTCGCGCCACTGATCCACATGGTTTGTATGCAGAACACGAATGTTCTGTTACACCCGTATCTTTAACTACGATCATCGTTGCTCCATCTGGTGGCAATTTCACGACGATTCAGGCAGCAATCAACGCTGCGTCCGCTGGTACCGTCATTGAAGTGTGGGCTAATGCTTATCCTTCCGGTATAAATGGCTCGCGGACTTATGCAGAAGGATTGACGATCAGCAGTAAGAGCGGTACGTCAGCCCAACCAATCACGCTTCGTGCCCGTAGTGGTGACGTGATTACTGTACGTAAGCCAACCATTGGGACACTGCTAAGCATCACCAATTCAAATTATTGGGTGTTTGACGGGCAGACCGCTGAAGGATTGTGCTTTGGGAATACCGGAGATTGGACATATACCAATCCGAAGGGCTACCCGCACGATAGGACAATGGAGATTTTCGGTACGTCACAGTACTTATGGTTCAAGAAATGTCGGTTCAGCGGCGGCAAAAATTACGGCAACATTGACCTTTATCGTACGGCACACCACATTGCGTTTGACAATTGCGTGTTTGAAAAGCACCTGAATACCAAGCGCACGGCGGCGGCGGTCGAAGCTGCGGGTGACGGTATTACGCACAGCGCCCTGCGAGTTTTGTTCCGTGACTGCGATTTCAAGTATTTCGGTGGGCACAACATGTTGCTCATGCGAGGAGCATATTCGGTACTACGCGGCGGCAAGTTCTGGGGGTATTGGCCCACGGTCATACCAGATGGTAGTACCGGTTATCGCCATGCCATCCTGAACGCTGGAGACAAGTCCGACTGGGATGATAAGAACTTCATGCCGTGGCTGTTTGGCCCAATTTTGGCTGAAGGGGTGTACTGGGATCGTGCGGGTTTTTATGACGACCGCGAATCAGGCAACCACAAGTGCGCGACAAGTGGGCTGATCCTGCGCGGCAATCTGTACGCAGACTCCGACCAGTGTTGGCTCGCGGGGGTATGGCGCGGTGATAACGACGGTTACTTATACAACCAGACACCGTTTTTCTACAACATCCGCGTCTACAATAATACCGCCTACAAGGTCTGGGGCACGACCATGTGGTCGATTGGTGGTACATCAGGGTATAACCCTGCCGCTCAGCATCCGCTGGCGTTCTCCAATCACCACATCAAGAACAACATTGTCCAGCAGACTGGGGATATCCCGACTCGCGGATTTGCCAATCGTTGGTTGCTGGATACGACTGCAAGTGGAACATTTGCCAGCCCTACACAGTTACGAGATTGTATCTTCTCGGATAACGTGTTTACAGGCGTCAGTGAAGGCGGATGGAAAATCCGTGTGTCTGGATCGGTTATTGGTACGTTCGAAGCGAGCCTCGCCAGTATCGAGACAAATTATCCCGCTCGCGCTTACGGCAATGACATTGGTGTGACGGTAACGTGGGCTAACACCAGCGAAGCTCCCGGCAGCAGGACGTTTTCTGCTTTGACGCCAACGACAGGGAGCGGTTATCAGGATGCGGAACCATTGACGACCGTCACTGCAAACAGCACCGGCATGGCCCTGACCGTGGGTGATGCTACATGGTTCTATGACGGTGCGAATGCAACTACGTGGAATCTCGGTTACTTTGGTGAGGCTAACGACTATATCGCTATTGGAACTGACATTAATAATGTCTCGATTCGTCAAATTGCCTCGATCAGCCGCGATGCCACAACCGGACAAGTATCATCCAATACGATTCAACTAACGGCTGCGGTCAATGCAACGGTAGGGATGAAGGTCTGGTTTGCAGGCAATCCCAAAAGCCGGACGTCGAACACAGTCTGGAAAAATCGTGGAGCAGGGCAAATCGCACAGGAATACACCGGGGTTAATGTCTCGACGCTCAACAACGCATTTGTTGGAGCGTTCCTGTTCAACGCTGATGATCCGAACTGGAATCCGTTGGCAGACCAAACAAATTCGGAAGGTTCGACCATCGTATCCTCTCCGGTGCGTTCGCCCAATTCAAACCGTGCTGTCAAGGTTTTTGTGAATCGTGACCTGACAACGAATAGTCTGGGGCAAGGCACTAATGAGCGTTCTGAAACACGGTGGGCAAACCCTGCTAACTTCCCTAAAGTGACAGCTACGGTTAACGGCCTGTCAAATGTCGTTGTAGGGGCGCGAGATTACTGGATTGGATTCAGTGTATACGTTCCAAGTACGTGGAAACGTATTTTTACGGAAACTCCTTCGGGTGAAGAGACATTCCCAATTATCTTCCAGTGCCATCATGAACCGTGCAGAGAAAATTCAGCCGCAGATAATGAGAAAAATCCGTGGATAACTCTCAATATTGCGAGTCTTAGTGGCTCGGTGACGTGGTACTTGACGGCCATGCGAAACCGCACGCACCCGGTGCTGAATCCTAATACCTATCAGTACTCCAGTGTGCGTCCTGTATTAAAGTTTGATGAATGGACGGACTGGGTATTGAAGATTCGCCAGCATCCCGAAACTGGCAGGTTTGAGGCATGGAGAAAGGACTCTACTACTGCGGGCGCATTTGTCAAAACTTATGACACGCAGGGGCGGCCTGCCTATAACAACGGTGTTCTTAATGGTGATGGTTTGAATGGTATTGGAGTTGGTTACGCGCATACTGTATCTGAATGGAATGCGGTAACTAGCAAGTGGGTGGACGGGCAGGTGGGGTATACGAAGTTTGGAACCTATGTACCGTTATGGGATAACGTGCCATGGGTGAAGACTGTTGATAGCGATGGTAATGAGATCAAGACGACGACGATCTATCAGGCGCAATTCCGTGTCTACGACGGTACTTTGGCAAATGATGACTTGGGCATTGAATACGTTAAGCCCCGGTAAGGAGCAATAGAACCATGGCACTCAAGCGGGCAGTCGTCACCACCACTACAAATACGGGCACTGCGCCTTACACGCAGGACGTGACGGACTCTTCGGCGGGGTTCAGTAGTGATGTGAAAGCAGCAATTGCTGCATTCAGCAGTCGATCAGCAACTTCGACCCTAGCTACGTTTAAGTACAGTTCTGGAATGGCCTGTTACGACGGGTCAACCACACACCAGATGTCATTGAACGGACATTTCAATGACAACTCAAGTGGTACTGTTACTGCCTCGACTTCTAACCGAACTGACGACAGTGAATTTTTAAAGTCGTCAAATGCTACACCAAAAGCGAGCCTTACAAGTTGGCTATCGAATGGCGTGCAAGTAACGTGGAATCCAGCGGCAACCGCTGCATGGTATTTTTCAACGCTGTTACTGGGTGGGGACATTCAAGCCAATATTGTCCACGCACAACTTGATAGCGATACCAGCACGACAATTTCGCATGGACTGTCGGCTGCCCCGGAAATCATCATCGCGATGACGGAATTAGCGATAACCCCGCCGGATGGAACGGGTACGCTAATTATAGGTTTCTGGGCTGGGAGTTCATCGACGCAGGCGGGTATTGGTATGGATTATCCCCTTACCG